AGCCATTTGTCACTGTTTAAACCAACAACAAGTTTGTCACCCAACTGCCTAGCAGAATTAAAATAATCTATGTGACCGCTGTGGATTGGATCAAACCCGCCAGTAACTAGTACTATCTTCACAATGAAGCGTCTTCCATCCCTGCAACACGCAATTTGACAATATTAGTAATCTGCCATTGTTTTTGATCTAGTGCTTTAGTAATACCTAGCCATTTGTTGCGAAGTAAAGCAAACTCGTTGATAATTTTTTCAAAATCAACAACGTCTGCTTCACCTTCAACAAACTTTTCACAATCTCTTGAGCTTAGTGCTCTTTGATAGTTTTCAAGATACTTTCTAAAATGCTGACTCTTAAGTCTGCGAAGTTCAATGTTAAGGTACTCTAAAATTGCCTCAATTTCTTGTAGTTGACTGAAACGTTGTTCTACAATCCCAGGCATTGACGCGGCCGCTCTTTCAACATTACCGGTAATCCAACACTCTTTACGAGCATCGATTAGTTCAGTATTGTAGAAATCTACAGCGTCAGGAATATAAGAAATATCCTTGCTAACTTTAACGTACCAACCCATTAGAAATCCAATTCTTTATAATCTTCGTCTTCAGCGTCTTCATCAAGATAGTATTCAATAGCAGAATCTAAAGTGTCGTCGACGCCGGTTGCACTTTGCAACACTTTGTCACTAACACCGTGATCTGCCAATAAATCTACATAGCGTTCAGCTACAAGTTCTAGTTGCTTCTTGTCAATATAGTCTGCGAATAGTAACCAGACATCACCAATTTGTGTTTCATTCAACATTTTCATCTATCTCCGTAGGAATGGTAGTTGTTGTTTCAGGCTTGATATGGAATTTCGCCATTATCATATCTAATTTATCATCTTTCCATTCTTTTCGATAGAATTTGAATTCCTCACCAGTCTCAGGATCATTCCACTTGAGTCTGTTACCTTCTTGCTTTAGTAGACCTTGTTTTTCAAACATATCTACTAGGCCGCTGTAAGGATTCATACCGGTTGTGTATGGGATTTTAATTTGAAGTGTTTCAAATGGCTTGCTGTAACGAGTTTTCATAATCTTGCAACTAGCACGAATGCCATTTACTTCTGAAACCTTGTTACCGTCTTCATCTTCTTTCAACTTCAGCTTTTTCATTGCAACAACAATACTAGATGCGTAAACAAACCCTTGTCCGCCTGATATTTTGTCGTCTGGATCAAACATATCTTGACTTGCGTATGTGTGATTTGTACAAACCATGCCTACATTATAAGTACCGAACATGTTAACACAATTACGAACTAATGAGGTTAATGCTTTTGGCTTACGGCCCATATCACCCTTCATATCACCAGCTTGGAACTGGTTAATGTCAGTAGGGGTAAGCAACATACCCAGTGAGTCTATGACAAACATGACCTTAGGACGTTCTGCCATTGCTTTATACTCGTCCATAAATTCATGGATTGTTTTAGCCACATCATCAATCATGGCCATGTTGAGTTTTAGTAGTTTGCTCTCGCTAGTGTCAACACCGAGGTCTTTCAACCATTGTTCGTCAAGTGCATTTTCGCTATCAATTAAGATAACATAAATTCCTTGCTCTTGTGCGTGTTTGACAATGTTGCCTGAGCATATATAACTCTTGCCGGCACCAGATTCGCCAGCAAATACAGTAACTTTACCCAAAGGAATACCTTTGTTCCAGTCACCGCTGATCAGATAGTTAAGCGCAAAGTTACCTGTGCTAACCCAATCTGTAGGATCGTTAAATCCTACACCTAGACCGTCAATTGCCTTGGTCAAGGTTTTACGAAATTTTGAAAGATCGAATGCTTTCGTTGCCATATTGTTTTTCTCCTAATAGATAACCTGGGCGTACAACTAGATTGCAGAGGCCCAAGCCGTTTTTACTTCTGACGATTGCGAATCATTGCCAAGATGTCTGCGGCACGACTGTCGCCGCCACTGTCACTTGGTGTTTCTGCTTTAGGTGCCACTGCCGGAGCAGTTGCTTTTGGAGCAGGTGTGTCATCTTCATCATCATGTGATGCCGCTGGAGCAGGTGCGGCTTTAGGAGTAGATGTCTTTTGTGGATCACCTGTGTTCTGACTCATGCCAGCTGGTTTGAAATACTGTCCCCAACGTTCCATGTCATATGGTTCGCCATCAACTGATGCTTCAAACATTTCCTTCATTACTTTAAGCTCAATTTCACTTGGCTTTTTAGGTAGGAAGTCTGACAAGTTAAACAAGCCGTGCTCTTTAATAGCTTCTTGTTCTTGTTCGTTCAACGGACGTGAACGACGTGACCAAGTACTAGTTGAGTAGTCAGCATAACCGCCTTTGCTACCTTTCTTCATACGATAGTCAATACCGTTTGTGAAGTCAGTTGGCAAATCTTCCAATTCTGGATCGACCAAAGCCGCACGAATTGATGTAAAGATTTGAGGTCCGATGATAAATCTACGGATTGGGTTTGTTGCTTTTTCTTTCTCATTCAAACCATCTTCAGTTACAAATCCTTGGAAAATGTAACTGCGTTTCTTCCAATACTTACGACCCATATCTTCAAGTGCAGGGTCTTTAAACCAGCCGCGAACTTCTGACAGTATTGGGCAAGTGTCGCCATACATTTCAACGCATGGTACTTGTACGATAGTTGGTTTGCTTTCTGATTCACCCTTGATGCCGGCGAATGGTAATTTAATCATTGCACGTTCAACCCAGAAAAATGTGTTGTCAGTGTTACCATCGGGTAAGAATCGCAGAACGGATTCATCGCCTTCTTTTAAGTTCCAGAACGGATAAATTGAATTATCACCGCCTGTACGTTCTCCTGAACCTTTTGATTCAGATGCCTTAAGTTTTGCTCTAATTTCAGCCAAAGTTGCCATAGTAGTTCTCCTTTATATAAGCCTTTGTTTACTTCATTTGCCTTTGTTTACTTTACGGATCTACCTTAAAGTAAAAAGTGCATATACATAGTATACGCACTTTTATTTAGTAAAGCAAGAGAAAT